GATCGACAAACACGCGGTCACGATCCACCAGAGTACCGGATGCATTGATCCACGATACACCCATAAATGTTTCACCGGGCTGTGTAGCATTCTTGAGTTTCCAGACCGGCGTACCAGAGATATTTCCGGGTCGCGTAACGTAGCCATTGATTGATCCAGGGCGAGAAGTGGCCGTTTGAGTACCATCCGTCTGCACATCGAAAGCAGCACAATAAGAGAACTGATTGAATCCAATACCACCATTCCAGCCGCTGAACCCTGATGGAGCACCTTCAACATAGGAACGTCCCCAACCAACCCAACCCAAGCGCATATCTGGAAGTGTGGTAATCGGAGTAGTCCCCGTGCCGTTGTTTCCTGCGCGACCGAAACCGATATCAATGCTATCGTGAATCGAGTGCATCTGAATGCCCTCTTTCACCCACAGTTTGTTGTTTGCGGCGTCGAATTCCATGTCGGCGTCGTACACATGCGCCCCGTTGCCTAAGCGTACATCCACGCCCTTAAAGAAAAGCGCACCATCTTCGTAGTAGAAGCGGTCGTCGGTGCTTTCGTTGCCGTTTTCGTCTTTGAGTACGAGTTTATATTTCATGATTGGTTGATAGGTTATTGATAAACGAGAGTTACGGAGCCAGCATCAAATGCGTCGGTGCCGTTGACGGTTGTGAAAATAACGCGATCAAGAAATGCCGCGGTAAGGGTTACTCGACCGGCGACAAGGCCAGCAGAAGAGCCACCAGCGGCTTCAAGTTCGTATTGGCAAGTACAAACCCAAATATCGCTGTCTGCTCTGGTCAGAACAAACTTTCCAACTACCGCATCAGCAGCGGCAATCTGGTAGAAATCAAATCCGCCTGTTGATGCTGTATTTCCTTGTCCAATAACAGTTCCAACGCTTGCGTATCCTGTTGTCTGTGTGGAACCTGCTCCAACCCGTAGCCGATAAGGACTTGTGCCGTTGGTACTCACGCCCATCATCATCACAGTGATTTCTCGCGCCCATGCTGGAATGCCGGTCCATGTAACTTCTGTACCGCTGCTAGTCGCCACCCGTGCGGTTGATGTTATTTGGGAGGCACTTTTAATGGCGACATAACCACCGGCACCCTGAATAACGCTCGGCGCTGTGGCCCAAGTTCCCGCTGTGGCTTGTGTGCTTGTAACATAGCCAACAACTCTATAAGCAACGCTAGTTCTTGCGGTCGTGCTATAAATCACGCTGGCGCTATCTGCGGCACCAGCTCCACCTTCGGCTGTCGTGCTGATAACACCAGACTCTGTCAGTGTATTAGCGCCCCCATTTAGATTGACGGCGGCAAGCTCAATCGTGCCAGCGTTATTCATTGCCAATACTGCAATAGTAGAGGCAACACCACTCAGAGTACCAAGAGTAGAGCCACTGGAAATTACGAGGTTTGATGGTGTGCCAGATACTCTCGTAACCGTGCCATCGCCAAGAGTGGTAGAACGAAAATCAAGTGATAGGGCCGATGCACTGATGGTAAGAGCGTTCGCCGCTACGGATGCGCTGATAGGCTGGAGTTGTTTGCCGATATTGGTCAACTGAGAACCATCAACGGCAGGGAGTTTTGCGCTGCCGTCAAGTTGAACAACATTATTTGCTGAGGTGCCAACATCATAAGCCGCAGCAGTGCCGCGCTTCATATTCAAAAGCTGAAATTGAGTACCGTCATAAGAAACGGTAACGATGGCACTTGTGGGAATATCACCAGCAGCCAAGGCGGTAGCGCCATTTTTTGTGATTGATTTTGCACCAATCCCATTGATATTCAATGTGGCCGCGCCAGTATTCGCGCCAGCAGAAATAAAGTGGAATTTCTGTCCAGTGGCATAAGCTGCAAGAGAAATAGCGGCGGTTGCTGTAATGGTGTCTGCGCCCGATACGCTGGTCAGATAAGTCAACGTACTATTTTGCACCTGATCGGCGCGAGAGTAGTCCGTAGTTGACGCAGCTACAGCAACACCCGTATGTTTATACCCGCCCATCGGGAGATTGGCCGTTGGGGTGGTTTCACCGTTTTTGGCAATCGAATTTGTCAGCGCAGTCGCAATATCAGATGTAGTGTTGTTCTGAACAGTGCTGCTAATGGTTGTTCCCGTAACCACAGGATTCCCCGCTGGCAAGGTGTATGTCCCAGATCCGTTGCGTGGCATGATATTTCCTTATTTCAGCGTAAGCATGTATTCGGTGGAGAGATACAGCCCGACAATCTCATCCACAATGTTTTGTAGCGTCGAATCTTCACCAATGAAATCGCGCATTTCCTCAATTACTTCCCTGTGAGCTTTGATTGTTTTCACAATATCGCTCTTGGGGTTTTTCATGTCGGGAATATCACCGATACGTTTTCCAGTGCGGCCCATATAGGCCTCTGCAAATTTATCTGCAAGGTCAATCACGCCGTCATAAAAAGCCCCTAGTGCTTTATGTTGGGCGTAGCTATCCGTGTTGAGGTGCGCTTTATGTGCGGCGTCTCGACTTAGAAAGAGAACTGCGATAAACTGTTGTGCATCGGCTTTCATAATTAATCCATGACTGAGCAAGAATCTTTTGCTATTGCAATGCTGGTTAAACCATTAGTCATTTTTGGCTTTCTAGTTTTCTTGCTTTGCATTCGTTTTTTGATAATCAAGTTTTGTCCCGAAGGTTGGTTAAAGCGAATCCTATTGATTCGCCTGGATAAGCCCAGGAACTGATGCGCCTAGAGCAGCACCACCAGAGCGCAAACCTTTTACAAGCGCCTGCATTTGAGGTGTAACCATTCCTGATTGCATGAGAGTTGCCGCAGTTTGCGGATCAAGCAGCGCTTGAGCTAATTCAGCGGCCATGCGCTCATTAGCATCCTTGTAAGCTACTTGCCCGAATCTTTGGGCTATATTCCCAATAGCTCCAGCAGGGCCAAAACTACGCACAGCAGAAGGCACTCCAGCAGCATTTAGCATGTTGGAAAATGCAAGTTTTTGAACAGTGTCAGAACCTACGCCACGGCCAGCCGTTTTGGCAAAATCAGAACGCGCCAAATCCTGCTTCAAAGCATTAAGCAATTGCAATTGATCAGGCTCAAGAGTATTTGCAAGCGTTGCGCCCTTGAATCCAGTAGCCGTTTTCGCTGTTTCATCTGACAGTTTTTTAGCAAATTGCCCTGCCATTATTTGCTGATCTAGCGGGCGCACGGATTTCAGCAATTCCTCTCCAATCGCCATTTGGTTGATTGGTTTGGATGCTTGTTGATAGGCTTCCCTAGCGGATCCGTAAACGGGGGAAATTTCATCCATTTCCTTCGTTAGGATATTTTTCATATCCATGATCGAGCTTTTCGCATTTCTCCCCAAAGAGCTTGTCGCTGTAGGCTGCAAAGCATCATCAATCGCCAATTTGATGTAATGGAGACCATCGATAGAGGTCAATGGGTTTCCAATATCCTGCCCTTTATCTGCTGCAAGTCGTTTGGCATCATCAATGAATCTTGAAAACGAAGGACGCTTTGCCAAGTCTTCTAAAGCCTTTGTCGGCCTGATTGCCATAGCCGCAGACTGTGCTTCTGTCCTTGAAGGCAAATTAGCTAAAGAACCAAGGCCAGCATTTGCGGCGTCCTTATTAACTTGCTGCTCAATCTCCAAAGCCCTACGCATAGCATCAGATGCGCGGGCTTTCCCGTATGCTGTTTGAGCTGCTAGGTCTCTTGCCTCTACGGCTGCTTCTTTAGCTCCGCTAGAACCTGCCAAATTTCGCAAAACCTCTACTCTGGCTTCATTTTGCGCGGCTTGTCTAGCTGCAAGCTGATTCATTGCCACCGGATCAATAGCCGTTGCTGTGCGTTGCATGGCCGCAATACCCGGGTTTCCTGCGGCCTCGGCTGCGGTCGGCAGGGAACCCGGAACGAGTTCTTTAGCACCTTGCATAGCCCGCATGGCGTCATCGGCTTGATTCCCCGCCGATTGACGCAGGGCGCGGCCCATGATTTGAGCGCGTCCAGATTCATAGAACGGCTCAACAAACGATTTTGCAACTCGGCCAGCCGTCATAAGCGCAGGAACTGCCGCGCCAGCAATGCCGCCTGTTGCTACATTCTTGAAGGTTTCCCCGGTTGATGCGCTAGGCTGCAAAAGCCCCATGCCAGCACCGATTGCGGCTGATCCTGTGATGGTATTAGCGCCCGGAATAAATGCAGTTGGAACTGCGGCAGCAACGTTGCCAAGAACATTACCAGCCATTCCTGCACCGCTTCGCATGAGAGGCTGGTCTAGCTTGCGCGATTCCTCTACATCTTGACGCGACACCTGACCCAACAATTGACCAACCCCACGGCCAACATCTGTAAACGCTTTCCCCATGCCTGCGCGGAATTTTTCAACTCCAGACATTCCCGCTGTCGGGTCAGCCATGCGCTCCATATCTTTTTGAGCAGCTTCCCGCTGTGATTCCTTACCTCCAGAGAATTTCTGCTTTGCATACGCCAATACCTGCTCTCTAGTCGCGCCAGCCGGAGCCGTGACCTCAAAAACCTTTCCATTCGGAGCGGTAATTTCGTAAGTAGGCATTATTTCTCCCGGATTCCCCATCCATCATCGGATTGCGTCGGGACTTCCAAGAAATCGACAACACTTGCCGCATTCGGGTCTTTGCGCAATTTAGAAAGATTGCTCTCATTTCGTTTCAAACGATAATTTGCCGTCTTCTCAATCGCCGCCAAGAATATTTCAATTTCTGGAGCGGTCATTTCATTGATCTGGCCGGATTCAGCCTTGCGCAAAATTGCGCGTTCCGATTCCGTGATTTGTCCTTGGCCCTTCATCGACCCAGCAGCAGCCAATTCTTGACGAGCCAGACCTTGCATGACATTGCGGGTATTTTGAAGCTGTTCAACAGTATCTTTACCTCCGACGCCAAGCGCTTGTCCGATTTGAGCCAAACCAAGACGCTGATTAGCCATGGGGCCAACAATCGCGCCTTTAAGTGAATCTCTAATCTGTTTCGCATTTGCCAAAGTTTGCTGCGCAGATTGAGCGCCAGCATTTGCAGTAAGTACAGATTCAGCTGCACCTTTACCGAGTTCGGTCAAAAATGGTTTGTTTGCAGTATTGACACTGACATTAGTAACAGCTTTTCCAGCAGCGGTTTTACGCAGTTCCCAATCTTGGAATGCTTTATTAGGCGTCCCATCAGCGTTAAACGGCTTGTTTGGATTATTTGCGCTACCAATAACTTTACCCGTATAAGGATCAAGCAGAGAATCGCCAACAGACACACCCTTAGCTTTTCCAAGCGTTGGGGCTTCGGCAAACTGCTTTGCCATATTTGGATCGCCACCCATCATGATGAATTTCTGGGGGTCGCCGCCGACTTGCTGCCAGAGTTTAGAGGCTTGTTGACGCAATTGACCTTGTTGTGCCAATTCGGCCTGCTTTTGAACCATCGCCATTGAGCCCTGCACTCCAGCCTGACGCAAACTTGGAGATTGACTACCAAGCAATGCCGCATATGCAGCGCCCATATTCGGGGCTTGTGCGGTAACTTGCGCAGCGGGCATGGCGTTGCCTTCATCGTCCATCGGCGTCAGCGGCTGGATGGTGCGACCGGGTGCGCCTTGTGCCAGTTTCGTAAATTGCTCAATGTCCGCTTGCTCTTGTCCTCGCAACTGTCGGGCAAGTTCTGCCATGCGTTCGTCGGACTCTTTGAGGCCCTTTTGACCCATGTAGCCTTGCACACCCTTTGCTAGCATTTGTGTCCAGCTAGGGGCGACATAGTGACCTGAAATCATCTGCCCTTGCATCGGCTCTTGGCTTTGCTGCAATAGCTGTTCCGCCATCTTTTGGCGGCGCATGATCTGCGGCAGTTCTGGACTGTCAGGCAGTGCGTATTTGGTGCCGGTGTAAGGATTAGGCATTACATCACCCGCGAGTAGTCAACCAGCTTGTAGCCGCTTGCATGGGTTGCGACGGCATCAGGAATGACGCGCTCGACCTCATCAGCCATTACGCCGATCTGAGTCGGTCCACCGAATACATAACGGTATTGATAGACGTTCAAACCGTTGTCCAGTTTCCCCACTTGTTTAATGTCGGTTTTCAGGCGACGGTCAGACAGCATGTATGCGCTGCCCAAGTTGAACAGTCCTTGCATCATGGCGTTGTTGCTAGCGTTGGCGGCATTCACCCCGCCCAACTGCGCGCCATACTGCGCCTGCGTAGCGCCAAGCAAATCAGCCCCTTGAGTAGTTGCCTGCTGCGGCACGTTTTGGAATTGCGGGCCGGTTACTTGAGAGCCGGTGCGCACAGCGTTGAGCGTGTTGAGAGGCTCGTTGCGCAGATACGCCTGCTCTTGCAGCGCCTGTTGACGGGCCTGCTGGCCAATCCCCATGCCTTGCAGTGCTGCTTGTGTGTAAGCGTCGTTGCGAGCTTGATCAAGATCGGTTTGTGCGGCTTTCCATGCCTCTGTGCCACGAGCGATGCCTTGGTTTGCCAGTTGCGTTTCCAGTCCAGATTGACGGCGCGTAAAACTCGGGTCAAGGCGGGACATGATGGCATCTTGCGCCGTCTGTCCGGGGTTGACCATTTGCGCGGGTAATTTCGAGGTGTCAAATGGCTGGTCAAGCATGTTCTTGACATAACCAAGACCTTGATTTTGCAGCCCAGCAAGCCCAAGCGAAGTTTGATTTTGCTGCTCAAGCAATTGCTGCTGAGCGGGCGCAAGTTGAACCTCAGATTTCCATTGATCGGGGTCGCCACCTACACCCGATGTATAAACCAGATTGCCATACGGCGTGTATTGGCTGACACGATTAGCCTTGGCGGCGATTCGTGCGGCATCTGCGTTACCCGCTGCTGTGGCCTGTGCTGCGCCAGCGTAATCAGGCGGTGGCGGTGCGCTCTGCTGTTTTCCCATATCTACCTCGCAAGTATTTGCATTCGTCCTTGAACATGACGTACAAGAGCAAATCGCCTTTGGAGGTAGCCCCGTGCAATTTCGCCTCTAAATTAAACCCCATTCTTTCAACCAAGTCAATACTCTTTTTATTTGTAGAGCATATTGGAGCAGTTATCCGCTTAGCTCCAACTTGGTTGAATGGATAATCAAAGATCATCCACATAAAATGTTTATCTGCCCAATTCCCTATACCGGCAATATGAGCATTGATATTAGCGCCATTCCAATTATCATATACCGAACCTGCGATTAACTCGCCATCTTTCAATTTACCAATTGCCGATCCAGAACCAGGAAACCACACACCACCAGCTTTTTCAAATACCCACGGCGCGACAAAATCAGCATCAAATGAATAACTCACAAAATTCCGCCAGTTTCATAGACAAGTCCTGTAGATACCCATCGAGTATCAATGCCAGAACTTGTCAGGCGCATTTGAATAGCCGCGTATCGTCCGATACCTGATGCGCCTTGCCAATTCTGAATAACGCTCAAATCACCACCCCACAAAGAAACATCCCAAGTGGCAGAATCCCATGCCGCAAAAGTAGTCGGGGAAAATGAAAGCGGGTTATTATTTGTGCCGGTGTTGAAATCGAGATTAATTGAAGAAAGCACAGAGGGAGAGCCGTTAGACCGGAATACCGGCTGCATCATCGTGAATCTCTTTTGCAGAGAATTTCCGAAGCTGTTGAACGCTTGTAGCGCATTGCCTGCAATAGCGTTCCCATTGTCGGCATTTCCATTCCACGCCAACCCAACAAAGCCGTTTCCACCGAAATAAGGGCTGTCTTGAAACAGTTCCCAGCAGTTGGCTTCCCAATCGGTAAAGTTGCACCACGACTTTGTAATGGTGTTCATCACATACTGTTGCTGCTGACTGCCCTCCGAAATCGGCACATTCATGAGCAGCATGTTTTCTCGGGCAAAGTACAAGGTTTGCCAGCCGAAATTGCCGCCGTATGAACTGATTGCCGAGCTTGTTGCAAACTGAATCTTATCGGTCAGGGCAACGCGTGGATTGACGCGGGATGATTGCAGCGCAGCGCCAAGCGGGATAAGACCATCCTGGCTAATAAATAGCAAATCACCGCCCAACTTCATCAAGCACCGCGATCCTACAGGATGGCCTAAGCGCCATACGCCCTTAAGCGCCCAGGTGTTCGCACTAGATGGGTCTGTGCCTTGATAAATAATAATCTCGCCTCTTGATGTCACGGCCACGTAATAATCATCCACGCCAGAGCCTGCATCAATCGTCCATGTGGCGTGATCTACGATGTACCCACCAAGATTAGCAACTGCTGACATATCAACAGCATTAGCAGCCCCGCCAACCGCCGTGGTTGGCAAGTACCACGTTTTCAACGTGTTTTTTTGAATAAACCATACCCGTGTTTTGAAAACGATGGGGTTGTTTAAATCTGTGGTCGTGACGCCCGTAATAGCCGGTGCGGAAACCCCGGTAATGCTTGTCCACGTAGCGCCATCGTACAAATATGGTGTATCAACACCGTTTGCTGCATATAGGAAGTTCCCGCCAGCAGTAGCAACGTTGCAATATTGCCAACGGGCGTTGGATAGCCCGGTAACAGCAGCGGCACCCACAGCGCCACCAGCGGTTACATCATAAAACCCGCCATTCGACGCGGCCCAAAGTTCCTCGGTGCTGCCGCCAGAATACGCCATCAGCGTTTCGACCTGTGCAGGAAGTCCTGTTGCGAACTGCGTATATCCGGCGCGCAGTCTTACCTCAGTCGTCAGAGGAAACCAATTAACCAATGAAACGGCATCATTCGGAGCCATTTCCGTAAGAGCATCACGCGCATTCCAGCCCCCTGTAGGGGCGGTAAGCGTGGTGGTACGTGATTTGGCGGGTACAGGGCGCATTATTTTATGCCGCCTTTTATCCAAGGCGCTTCCATTGTCACAACTTGCCCATTTGGTCGCCGCAATGACCATGATTCCGCGCCAAGTGCTTTAGCCATTTCAGTATTAACAGGGCCGCCGACCCAAGAAGGCGTTTGTGGCATTGTTTGAGGGTTATAATATTTACTTTCTGTTGAAAATGACGGATGGTTTGGCAGTTTGTACTTGTCGGAAAAATGGACTTGATTGTCATTCGGATTAACAGACGCCGAAACTTTAGATGTAAGTGGATTTAAGCTCTCTTTATAAAAACCTTCCATGTCATAATCATTTGACAAAGGAATGTTATTGCGCAAGACCCAAACCAAATATTGCTTGCGCTCTTCATCTGTTAAAGGCCATGTTGCCATTATCAACCCTGCCCGTAGATAGACCCATCCGGGATGTTCTCGAACCCGATAAGAACAGACGACATTTTCGGAGCCATAGACAGCGTTTGAGAGCCGCCATCGTTGGATTTTGCAATCTGTAGCTGCGATGTGTAGTCGCGTGTGAAAGCTGTTGTATCCAACCCTTTAGTCTCAAAAAACTTCATCTTCAAGCCCAACACAATCAGGCGGTCGGGGAAGATGCACGTATCAGTGTCAGCAAGGAATGAGCCTTGAGCCGTGCCGCCTGAGCTTTCTGCCCAATAGCTTGAAACGTACTCATAACCAAGATACTCATTGGTCGTCACTTGGGGCCAAATCTGGAAGTCTCCGCCGATGAATCGGTAGCGCATCCGTGGGCCAGTGGAGATGTAGGACGACTTCAAGAATTCCCACTGCTGTGCAGTCTCAGGGCCCAACATTTCCCACCGCTTTGACTTGTCGTAATGGGTGCGATCAATCTGGCGGTCAAAGTCGCTCGGAAGCGGGTAGATCGTTTGCCCAAAGTTGAGCGTTACTCCGGTTCCGCTTGTAGATGCGGCCTGGCTCAGCGTGACTTGCGTAGCAGAATCAACCGAAGCAATATACGTGTCCTGATTAATTCCCGTGCCTGTCACCATGAAGTTTGTAGACAGTGCTGCGGTGGTTGGAATGTTGGTAACTGTGGTGCTGCTGGCCGTTACATCGCCAGTCGTACTCAGATACTGCGTGGTAAACCGATACGCCTTGTTCAATGCTTCCCAAGGATATTCCCGGCGCAACTCGTTACCCAAAGCATTTGCCAGATAATACAGTTGCGTTACTTGCGTGTCTGTATTGCCTACGACTTGCGTTGGGACGGTAAGCCCCATTTCGGCAGAGGCTTGCTGTACGAGTTGCAGCAGGGTGGATGACATTATTCTTCCTGTACTTCTTTAGCCTTCCGGCCACGACGCGGAGCGACTTCGCTTTGTTGCGCCATCAGTGCATTCATTTGCTCTTTCAGAGCTTCAATCTCAGCATCGCGCTTACGCAGTTCCTCGTTCTGGTGGTCAACAATCGCGGAATCTTTGGCGCGGGCAAGGTAGTTTTTGGCCTTGTCGCGGAACACATGCGTACCCATGCCAATCACCATTGCAATCGGGGCTAGTTGAGCGTCTGAGGCGTTTGCAACCTGCTCAACAGTGTAGAAATGGTAGTGTTTCAGCTCACGCGCTTGCGCCGCGGTAAGAATCGGCCAATCACGCAGCAGTGTGCCGGTAATATCATCGTCGCCTAGGTCTTTTTTCTCGTTCTGATATCGCGCCCATTGAACAGGGTAGGCTTGTTTGTGGTATTCACTGGCGAAGGTGTCAATAATCGAATATTGATTACCGGGAATTTCAATACGAACAAAATCGGCCATATAGAAAATGGGCCGACCTTCTTTTTTGGTATTGAATTCGTGTTTCATTTCACGCTGGTAAAACCGCACATTAGGCACGATCGTGTTGCCAATATCAGAGTCAAGCATAGTTACCTCAAGTAGTTGAGTTTGACAGAAATGGCGCTGTCAATTCGCCTTGAACATATCAGGAAGTAATCCCGAACCATATACCGTTATATTACACCCAATGGATGTCAAGTGTCCATGCATTCCAAGGAAAACACGGGCCTGTTCTTTCATGTCATAGGCAGTTTGGTATGTCTTGCCATTCTGTGTTACCCATACATTAAAAGCACCTTCATCCAGCACTTCTTGTACGTGGGTTTTTTCTTCCCGGAACGATGAATCCATGCCAAATATATGAAACTCACGATAGCCCATCGTGTAAGCAATACATAAAACGCTGTTGGTAACTGTCACGCCACCACCGATATAGGCAAACTCGGGGCAATCAGGGCGCAACTTGTCTTCAATCCAATCCATGTAAGGATGCCAAAGCACGGCATTCTTCGCCCTATCAAACATTTTTGGGTCAACAATTGATGCGATTAAATGCCCCTTAGTTGGAGCAAAGTCGCAATCTCGAATCGGATGCGGGTCGAGCATTGCCTGATAATCAACATCAAATCCGCGATCTAGTAAATAATTCGCCGCAGAATTGCAGGCAAAAATAGTCCCCTTGAGTGCCCGCACTTCATCAAGAGTATCTTCAAGACTTGGGCCAGCACCACAAATAATAGCAACGCCATCGTGTTCTGCGCATTCTTTTAGCCACGGAATGTCTCTTTGTTGGTTTACGGCCAAATGCCGCTCCATCACTTCTTGCGAAACCGGCGAAACCAACTTGATGCCGATAATCAGTTCCTGCGATGTATTCGGGTTCTGATAGCGCAGTTCTTGGTCGTGTAGATTCATTCTGTACCCAAAAGAATGCCCCCCAGCATAAGCCGAGAGGCGTTCAAACTAACGCAAGGTCAAGTAACCTTACGTGATGCGCCCTTGCATATGCGGCCGGTTGATAACAATCTGCACCGTAGTAGCAGACGTACCAGCAGCCACAGCAACCAAGGCGCCCTGCACTTCAGCGCCGGTAGAGCTTGCGCTCACCAAGCCGGCAGTAGCAACACCAATCGCCACATCAGCAGACAGCGTGGTTGCAGCGGTTTTAGCCGCCACAGCGATGCCGCTGATCTGATACCAGCCCCAATTAGAGCTAGAAGTATTGGCAGACATTGCCACCGCAATAGGCTGCGGCTTGTTCGTACCAGCAGGTGCCAAAGCAGTCGTGAAGCTCGACGTGTTGTAAGTCACGATAGAGCCAACGGCCGTACTCGCCACGCCTTTGAGCAAGATAAACTCGCCCTCGCCGTAGGTCGGGTCAACAGCACGGACGATCATGCCGGGCATCAGGGGAGGCGTCGGAATAGTCGTAGTGCTGCCAGTGTTGACATTGCCCGGAGGGATAATGCCTGCGTCAGTGTTGGCGATGGGGGTAACGCCAATAACGTGAATATCGCTATAGAAAGCCATGATTATTCTCCTTTCATTAAGCGATCAGGACGCCCTGGAACTGAGAGCCGGAGGTGGTCAGATTACCAGCCCAGCCGATCAGTTTCACGATTGCGTCTTGGTTAACGGCCTGACGTTCGCCGCCGATCGGAACAAAGTTCCGGTCTTTGTGCGGACGGAAATTCAGGTACTTGGTGTTCAGCATCCACATGTGAGCAGCCGTTGCATGAGCGCCGATACCGCCACCCAGCACCACGTCAGCGGAAGTACCGCCACCGTAGAACTTGAGCGAAGCGAAGCCGGAACCAGCGTCCTTTTCAGAGGTAACACGCTGGATTGCTTGCAAAGCATTCACATACAGGCTGTAGTAAGTATTGTCAGCAACAAACAGGTCAGCCTTGTCATTACCACGCACCAGCTTGATAGCCAGAGCGGTCATGTATTGGATGATGTTCGATGCAGACACAGCAGCGCCGCCATCGGTCGTACCCGAGTATTTCTGCGATTGCCAGAAAGACCAAGTAGCGCGATCAATACCACCATAAGTGCCAGAGGTCGGAGCATCCGGGACAGCAGCAGCCAAGCCGGTGAGGTTCTTGCCACCGTTACCAGTACCATCAAGATACAGGTCAGTGTCAATACGGTTCATCAGTTGGGCTTCAGCCACGCGAATGCGGCCTTCAAGCAGGTCGATGATTTGCTCTTTACCAGCGTTTTGCAGCATTTCCAGACCGCTCATCGTCACAGCACTTGCGTACTGCGTAATGGCGTACTGAGCAGCGCTGATCGGGCTGTTCGGAGCAATGTTAAGCACTTCAAAACCGCTGTACGAATTGGTGTTATTCGTAGAGGTATCGTTGTACATGATTTCTTCCAAAATG